GACGTGTGCTCTTCCGATCTAGTTGTTTATTAAACGGACAGTTTGCATATTATCAAATTTTTCAGGAACATTCGTGAAACAAGTAAAAGAATGTAGTAATGTTAAATTTCTTTTTACCATGCTTTCTAATTTATACACCCATTCAGGAGAATAAATTCTTTCACGTCCCCTAAAAACTCCTTCCCAATATACACAAACTACCGCTATCATTTCAAATCAAATTAAAACATCTTCTTTATCACAAAACCAAACATGATCAACATTAGCAGGTTTCCAATTTGGAATCAATTCATTTATTGCTTTCAATACACCAGGAAAATGTGTATCATGTCCTGATACTAATCCTCCAGGTTTTACTTTAGGTGCCCATGCTTTTATATCACGAATTACAGATTCATATTCATGATCAGCATCAATAAAAACAAAATCTAAACTTCCATCTTCAACCTTATCCGCCATCTCCCAACTTATTCCTCTCAATTCAGTAATACGATTTCTATGTTTCCTTGTTCTGGCTTCATACATATCCCTTATATTATTGAAATTCCAGGAACGATATTAGATACCCCAATCAACATTTTTAGGAGGCAAAGACCAAAGGTCAACTGCAAACAAACGAACTTTGGTAGTTTGCATCAAAAATTGAGTTGTTCTTCCAGAAGCACATCCAATTTCTGCACCAAGTTTATATCCATTTTGAATAATCATTCGGGACAACCACCGGAATCTCTTTCCATTTTCTTTCAAAGGAACAACATTTTTATTCATAATCGTATTCCTAAAATCTCCTCAACAGTCGTTTTCTCAAACTCTTTAATCTTACTGTCAGGTGAAGCATTAATAATTTCCATTCCTAATTCATCTGCATCTTGCTTAATTGATGGAGTATGTCTTAAATGACGATCAAATGGCAAACTTTTTGGTGGACGTCCTTGTTTGCGATATAAACTATGCCAATGTTGTTTTCCACTATCATTTAAATCCATATCAAATCCCACCAAAATAATTCTTTTAACACCTAAATGATATGCCAAATTAATTGAAGCAAATCCAGAATTTTTATTCCAAGATATTTTGTTTTTTCTTAATGTTATTCCTGATGATTTTCTTCCATCTCTTGGCACATATTTTATGCCGTCATATACAAACCTTCCTTTTTCAGCAACATCACAAAAAGCAACTTTAATTTTTGAAAATCCTAATAATTGATTTCGATTATTTAAAAACCAATTTTCATCTCCAAAAGCAACAATATCAATCCAGTTACCAATATAAAAAGCACCATTGACACCAATTACATGTTTTCCATGAATTGTTTCTAAATAAGGAGAATAAGAAGAAGGAGGAAGCTCACCAGACAAAACACCTTGAACAATCTCATTAGGTATTTTGAATTGAGCAGTCAGTGAAGGACCTCCTCCTAATATCCAACATTCTCCATTTTCCCATATTTTAGGGATATTCCATTCCATTTACAAAGATGCTAAATATTCCGCGGCTTTTTCTTTTTTCATTGCTTCTTCATTAATGGCTTTACCATCCGAATCAACAATATCGTACCATCCACCTCCTTTATGACGAAGACTAAATGGATTTTCTACTTCTTTTTTCTTTACCGCTTTCTTAACTGGAGGTTGTTCTCCTTCATCTTGCTCCAATTCAATTACCAAGTCCCTAAATGCTTTAGGGATATCTTCCTCAAAAGCATAAAAAACTTGATTAGGTTTGATGTATTGATTATTAAGGATCAAAGGACCTCCTCCTAATTTACGCCACTTTTTTAATTCACTTTTAGAAACTTCAGTTTCTTTTTTTCTCCTGATTGCCATAATAATAAATTTTTCAATTAAAAATCACATGATTAGTGATCAAGTATTACCAATTAAACGGACATATGAACAATACCACATGCTCCGTTGCGATCTGAACGAATTTGAGGAACCTGAATTGTAAGTACTTTATACTTATTGATGAACCGGCCTTCGGTCTGCCATTCGACATTCTGTAAATCAAATCCTTCAACTAAACGAACAGTTTCCTTTTTCATTTCAATCAACAGCACATTGTCTGTTGCTAAATGGTCAGCTACCTTAATTTCAGTAATGCCTTCCAATTTCATCAAACGTTCACGGATAGTTGTTCCGGGTGTAGTTGAATCATAATCTGCCAAAATAGCAGTTTGATAACTTGTTGGAATATAACAAGTCCAAGGACCATAATGTTTTGCGTCTATACTGGCTTGCATTGCATCCAAAACGTCATCAACAATATCTGCTCCTGTTTTACCGGAACCTGTCCAAGAAGTGATTTTTTTAGGAATACGATCAGGAAAATTCACATAACTGTAAATTTTATTCCTGCTACGAGAATCCAAATCACCGTAACCATAAGTTACATCAGTGAACAACATATCTTCCAATCTTTCAGCCACTTTACGAGCAGCGTGTTCTGCAGAAGTGGTATCAACAGGATTACCCATTCTCCGACTGGTTTCCAATTCCCGTGTATTAATTTCATAATCCACATGGATAATTGGAATCGGTAAGTAATTGTGTTGGAAAGTCGGACGATCTCCTTGTCCTCTTGTTACACCATCCATGGAGATAATTGCTTCCATAGAATCACCAACATCATGCCATTCAAGTACCGTGGTTCCTATTGCATTACCAAGCGGATAAACCAATCCTTTTGCTTTAAGGTCGTTGATACCGGTCAAACGGTCACGCGCAATATCCATCACTGCCATATCAAGAGATTTCCATTCATCCCTTCTCAAAGTTGCAGCATGGTTATATGGTACAACTTTATAGCTTGTCTTTTTTGTAGGATTTCCTCCCATATAAATCGAAACATACGGCTTTCCTTTTTCAATGAAAGGACGCCAAGTTCCTATATCCATACGACGGTTTACCATAAATTCACTGGCAACATCACCAGTTATTCCGTCTCTACTAATTAAATCAACATTAACAAGATCATTCATTATTAACCTCCTTTCTTTAAACTATACGAATTTTTACACGATTAGTAGGTTCTTCACCACTTGAACCGGAAAGGTCCAAAGCTTCCAAAACCATTGCCACAATACCAGCCGGATATTCAACTTCTCCTGCTGATCCAGTTACGTGTTTCTGTAACATTCCTGCTCCAGCAGATTCAAGAAAATCACCAATACCAACATTCTCTCCATCTTTCAAAAGAGCATATACTTCTTCACCGGGCACACAAGACCAAACTTGCACTTTATCCCCGCTTGCATAATCATCATCAATACCATTTCCTTGAAGAGCATCTTCCAAAGCAAATTGTTTAACCGCATTTCCTCCAGCAGAAGAATGGGCTTTTACTTTTCCATCGGAATCAGTTTCCAAAAGCATTCCCGGAGTAATAACACCGGAAGCTTCAACCTCGTTGATTATATCAACGTATTTTTTCAACTTAATTGTGTTCTTTGCCATAATATTACCTCCTTTCTTTAATCTTCAAATTCAACACCAGGAATCGGCATAGGTTCAACTGAATTTACTCCCAAGTTATTTCTTCCTTGAAAATAAACAGTTGCTCCTTGATCTTTTCCTACAAGAGTTTTTTCAATTTTTTGAAGAACTTCCAATTTCATTCCATTCAGTTCTTCTTCCGTCCAATCACCTTTTTCAGAATTGTTCAAAATTGAATCAACAACTTTTTTCCTTTGATCGGCATATATTTCAACACCTTTTTCAAACTGCTTACGAATATTTTCAGGTAAACCTTTCAAATAATCTTCAACAGTTTCACTGTTAGCTTGGATCACATTCCATGCTTCTTCAACGGTCACTTCTTCCTGCTCAATTACGGCAGGTTTCTGAGTCCTCCGGCGATACACTTTTGGAATCAATTTATCTAACTGATTTTCATCCAAATTTTCCAGCCATTCCCTGTCATTTTCTTCGAAATGAGTGGCGGAGTGAGCAATTAACGCATCCACCTTTTCTGGACATTTGTCGCACATTTTAACCTCCTTTTTTTCATTATTAATTACTTTTCTTTTCTTTTTATTGTTTACCACAATATAATTTACATCACGTCGAACCTTTTGAGGTTCCCCTGTCAATTCAACGGAACCATCCTCTTTTACGGAATATGTTTGTTTTACCATCATATCAGAATCATTTAATTTATCCCTCATACGATAAACAACATAATCACTAAAGACATCTACTAAATAAAATGATTTTGAATCATCCTCTTTAGAATATAAATAATTCCATACTTTTTCAACGGTTTCTTGAAAACCATTTCCATTTAAATGAAAACTTAGATGTCCTTCTTCCATTAAACTTTTAAACGCTTCATTTAAATTCACATTGTAACCTCCTTTCTTATTATTTACACGAATTCCACATCCATCCATCACAGAACATGCACCAACCCCTCCGGGCAAAAGAGCGAGGTGATCAGGTTTATGATTTCTGGCAATGACTTCATATTCTTCATTATTCCAAATTCCTTTTTCATTTTCATCATCTGCAAATATGCCAATTGATACTTCAATGGTAGCTTTCTCTTCAACATATTCTAATGACTCTGGAGAAACAGCAGCTAATTTTTGAACATTCAAACATGCTTCACACTTCAATTTCTTTTCATCCATATGAGCATTACGAACAAAACCTACAATCGTTTGTACCTCTTTATTGTTAGCAGAAACATATTCTCCATTTACCACAGGGTGAAAAATAGTAACAGGCTTTCCATCCCATAACGGAACACTCTTTTCGAGCTCTTCCGCATAATGAAGTATAGGACCTTTATTACCTGAGTGTACACCCTCTACCATCATTACAATAGGCACTATCAAATGCTCCTGTCCGTTTATTATTTCCTTTTTTACCTCATAATTGGAAACGGTACGGAAATTTACATTAATTTTGTCCTTCGTTTTTATCATTTTATTTTCCTCCCTTCACAATTGGTATAACAATACATCGACATTGTGGATGAACAGGTATCAAATTTTCAGCTTCCTCCAAAGTATATATTTGACCTTCCAATCCTGCACATATCGGACAAACAGCTTCGTCTCCAGCTGTGACAAATTCTGCAACAACCTGTAAACCATCAACGGCCCATTGCTTATATTCCGCCATTGCCGCCTTATGATAAGCACGAATAATTTCCGTTCTTGCTAATATTTCTGCTCGGCGCATTGCCGGAATAAATCTTCCAAGAATATCTGTAATACCTAAATCACCTAATCCAATTCCATTAATAACAGCAACTAATTTACGAGCAATAGTGATAGGATTATCTCCATCAAGAAATCCTTGTGATAATACACGACTTATTTGATGAGCCATTGCATCCGTAATACCTTTTAACTCATTAAAATTTCGTGTAAATAATAATGCTATTCGTTCAGTATGATAAGGTGCTCCTACCGTAAAATCTATTCCTCCCGTAGTTACAATAGATGGCACATTATATCCAGCACGGATCATTTCTGTACGAGCTCTCATTACTGCTCGTTTATAAGTATCATAAATATATAAATTTAACCAAAGAAATTCTCCGAAAACAGGACCACCACCAATTGATAATAATCCAGCATCTACCCTTTCTTGAATCCATTTTAAAAATTCTTGTATTTTTTCGGAAGAACTTCTAAATTCATATGCACGATTACCTGGTGTTTGAAACACTTTTGGTTGATTCAAAGCAAACACATCCTCCTTCACCACTGCTTCTTTTATTTCAGAAATAAGTTCATTAAATAAAGAATTACCTTTACGAACTGCTCTATTTCTTAAAGTGGTAGTTCTTGTTGGATCATATTGTTTTATTTGAACCAACATTTCAGACGTATTTACACATAATTCACACATCTTCTTCGTCTTCCTCTCCGTTACCGTTAATTGACAAATTCAAATTATATTTTTCACCAACAGGACTACGGTAGTCCAAAGTTGTTTTTGTTCGTAATAATTTTACCTCTTCATCTGATAAACCTTTTTCCTTAGAAATTTCTTCTGTTTGTCTTTCAAGTATCCGTCCAATTTGAACATTATCCAATCCAATAAAATATTCTAAGAATAAATCTAATGGAAGCATCTCCTGTACATACGGATTGATTGAGTATTCTTTTAATGCAATAGACCTTACTTTACCCATATTTGCTTTTTCAACATCGGACATAGTAAATAATCTATCCCATACCACTTTATACTCATCAACATCAGGTAAAACACCGCTGGCAATTAATTGATCTATAAATGGGCGTAATATCATTGGTTCATTTTGTTCTTCTCTTCGTGAAATAACATACGCAATCCATTCTTGACGATCTTGTGCGGAACTTAATTCTCCTCTTTCACTACCTATTAAAATACGTTTCGGAATTCCTGTTACCGCACTTATCATTTGCATTTGAACATCGACATGGGAAGAAGGGTCTGCAATTTGTTGTTCTAATGCTTTATAATCAACACCTTCATTAATAAGAACTCGTCGAAGATTATGCTCAAATTCATCAATTTGTGATTCCAAATCCTTCAATCCTGTAGAAGTCATTTGATAATCATCCTTCACCGTACCCGTATAACCAGGACGTGCTCCACGCCAAAACATTTCAGCATCACCTCCTACCAATTTCTCCAAGTCCAATAAACGATTATAAATTGCCTGTAATCGAGGAGTACCATGTACTTCATCTTCCAATACATCTTCAACAAGATGTACAATTCTGGAATGATGGACAATTATAGACATTGAAGAACTACCACCTTCTTTTCCTAAACGATTAGTGGTTATTGTGTAATATTTAGGTAATCCAAATCTTTCACTGGAAATATTGATTTCATATTCTGTAATTTTTGCAGATTCCATTGAAAGAGGACGAACATATACTAATTTCTTTTTCTTATTCTTATTTACAGGATTACGAAAATCCTCTACCGTACGGACATCGTCTAATCCTAAAAGTAATACAGAATATTCACCTAATCCTGTTAATTTATCAGCTCGCATGAAAATAGATTTCATTTTAAGCCGTTTCATTAACGCATTACATTCTTTCTCAAAAACAGATTCTTCTTCATCATCTGTTTCAATGATTTCAATATCTCCTTTCCAAGATGCTTTTACTGGACGATCAATAATTGCTTTGGCCATATCCATTCTCAGATATTTGCCATAGTATTTATCAAATGTAAGTTCATCTTGTGAAGGATAACCCAATGCTTGGTAAATATTTCTGCTTGTGCCATACTGATACCCCATTTGAGCAGCTAATGACACTCGTCCAGCCAATTCGTTAAAGGTCATAAATAATTTATGCGAAGAAAGCATCTTCTGCACATCATCTTTACTTGCTTTTTTTCTACTATACGTTGCCATTTTATTATATATTACATTACTCAAATTAAGTATCTAAAAAAAGAAGGGCATCATGAAAAACAGACTAAACTAAACCAAATCTAAAACAACAAACAATCAACATCTACTTGATCTTTAAATTTCGTAAATGGGAAGGAGCGAAGTTCTTCTTTATACTCATAATTCCAATCTGCCGTTCTTAATATCACATTCCCATTATTTACTTGAACGGAAAAAGGATCTGCGCGAATTGCCTTATCTCCAGTTGGACGGTCTTTAAATACCATATACCCTGCCAAAGATTTAACCGTTTCATTTGCACTTTCTTTTCCTCCACTACCAGGTTCCTGTTCAACCACAACATGACATTGAGGACCATCTACCTGTGCCGTTTGTTGGATGATTGCTTCTCGTTTTTCACTTCTCCATTGACCTCTCTTTACATCGTCAATTAAATACATTCCGTTTTTCAAACGGATCATTTTTACACCTACGGTATAGGTTCCTTTTTCCGTGCTGCCTGCCTTATCCCAATAACGTACAATTTTATCATATTCCTTACTGTCAAATATTTGAGAAGTTTGTTGGAGATGATCTATTTGAAACATACCTCCTCCTGGTGGTGCCGGGTCCTGTCCAATTTGTCCGGCAAATCCATATTGTCCTAAATCTTTTTCCAAATCTTTCAAAGCATCCCAGCTCATACGATTTTTATCAAATAAACCTTCTTGATAAAAACGTGCGGCACTTTTTGGAGAAAGTTGTTTGTAATAATTTTTAATTTCACCCGGAAGACAAATATGTTTGAGATTTTCCTTTTTCTTTTCCAGTATATGACCTGAGGGGTCATTTTGATGAACACGCTGCATGATACCTATCGTAACACTATTTTCCTTACTTGTTTTACGAGTAGGTAATGTTTGGTCAATCCAACGATTTGCACTTTCAATTTCTTTTTCCGAAGCAGCTTGTTGAGGATTTAACGGATCATCCCATATTAATATATCTCCGTGAAAACCTAATAATGTTCCACCTACGGATGTACTAAAACGATAACCACCTGGAATTTCTCTTGTATGATACTTGGAAACAGGCGAAGGTATTTTTTTAACAATTTTGTAATTTGATTTGGTATCTTTATCAAATTTAATTTCTAATTCAGGATAAATGTCCTTGAAACGATGGCTGCGAATTAAGTCCCTACAATATTCCGCACTTTCCAGAGAAAGTTGACTACTGTATGATACAGTAATAAATCGCATCCAATGCCATTTCGTCCAGCACCATGCCGGAAACATTATCGAACAAAGAATTGTTTTTGTACTGCCGGGAGGTATATTAATAAGTAGATCGTATTTTTTCTTACGGCGATTCCCTACGTTTTCCGCGATTTGTTCTAACTCTTTACATATATAAGGTATATGCCAGTTAGTAATAAAAGGATGGCCACTGACTTCGTCCCAGCCCCATTTGACAAATTCGTATAGGCTACGATTATTTAATTCTCTCTGAAGACGAAATGGGTCATTCACCGCATCTTGGAAGCGGGAAGTGTCTATCCCTGGTCCGATAGGCATTTCTGCTATATCACTACTCGTCCTCATTTTCGTACTTTTTTAAAGGTGTATCTACGAGATCACGGAAATCTTCATCTTCCATTTCTTGATAAACAATTTCTGCCTCCGCTTCCTCAACAACCGGTGGAGCAGAATTTATTCCATTATCAGAAAGTTTTTTCAGTACCTTTAATTCTTCAATACTTAATCCGGATAAATCAACCTTATGGGAATGTGTAATGTTTCCTGATACCTCCGTCCGTTCACTCCAGCGCCCGGGTTGTCGTACCTGTAGAAATTTAATAGCAGCCCGAACATTTGGCGGATAATATTTTGTCACAGGCACAATCAAAGGTTCTGTTCTTTCCTCAATTACTTTTCCTCTTTCATCTTTAACTTTCACACGATTTGTCAATATCTGTACATCTTCATGACTGTATCCAATTGCTACCTGATATAAAGCATTTGCAACTTTTCCATCCGCCTCATCTTTTCCTTCACGAATTGCATCAAGAACTTCCGGAAATCTTTCCTTCCATTTACTCAGCGTTGAAGTGGAAATACCTATCACCTTCGCCATTTCACTTTCCGTATGTCCCAGTATCGCAAGATTAAAAATCATATTGATATGAATATGCGAATCAAACATCACTGTACCGCGTTTCTCAGTAAGTGGTGATTGAAGTGATTTTGGTAATTCCGGTATTTTCCTTTTCCGCCTTTTCATTTTATTCTTTTTGTAGCATTGCTCTTTAGGAGAATAAAAGTACATAATTCCATTTATAATACAAACTTTTAAAGCATACCTAAGAATAATTAATGAAGGTTATAAAATTAAACTTTAACACTATAAATATGTCGAATCAAACTAAAAAAATTAAAAAAATTTTATTTTACATAATAAAAAAGAGAATATGAATAGCTGAAAAAATTTACCAAAAAATTTTTGTAGTATAGTATATAGACCTAAAAACTATTTGATCATCATGTTTTTGTTCCTCAGAAAAAAATTGACACATATTTTGAGGGGTACAAGTACCAGGAACGGCGCGCGGATGCGTCAAATGTAAAATTATGGATCATACCGATACGCCTCGGTTTCATGTGCCTCGATTACATATTACGAACAGTAAGCACCGATTGACAATATATGATATATTGGATCATACAGTTATTAGTATGTTACTATGTATATTAGTACTAATATAACGCAGCCATTTTTGTGATTGATATATTCAATCGGTAAGTAAGCATTGGTAGATAATGATATTTCATGTTTTATAACATACATTGATATTTAATATTGTGAATCCTTTGTGTGCCACGAAATAAGGCGATTTAACGGCACCGATTTTGAAGTGGTATATTACTACCACTCAGCAGAATTGCGATATCGCATTGAATATCAGGAACTTACCGATACATTTATACCGATATACTGCACAACATATATGTATTATCAATTTCATGTTCTATAACATAGAACATTTCATATATAGATATTATCAATCAACTTTTTACGATCCATGCCTTTTATCCATACGCCGCCCCCACCTGTACTTTATACTTATTAATATAGTATTACTATTACTATG